ATCCTGCTGGGTCTGCTGCCGTAGGTGTTGCCCAAGTGTTATCCCCTCGCAGAAATGTAGTATTGTTAGCCGTACCTGTTGCGCTTAACTCAGTTACGCCCACAGTTGCAGCATCAATATTCCACACCGTACCGCTTGAGGATACCGTTATATCTCCTTTATCTCCGTCAGTAAGTCCGACAACGTCACCGACAAACAAAGGAACTCCATCACTTACAGCCGTATCAAGCTGTGCCTTCGTAAACGAACCTAATGCAGTAGTGTTACTTCCCGCACTCGCTGTGATAGCTCCTGTGAGAGCTGACCTCTGAAGCAATGGAGTGCTGTCAACATAGGTTAATGATGTGTCAATCATTGCACCAACAGCATCCTGTGCCATCTCATCGGTGTATTGAGTTACATCACCAACAAAAAGAAAGTTGCCATCAGAGCAAGCTGCATCAAAATTCGCTTTGGTATCTGAGATCCCGTACCCGCTTAATGTGGTAGGCTCTCCTGTAACCTTGCTCCAGTCAACGTCATTTATCTTGGCATTAGTTACAGCATTGTTGTCAATGGTCCACACAGTACCTGAACCGCTGACTGTGATGTCACCTTTGTCCCCATCACTTACACCTGATCCCGTTACGGTTAAGTCACCGGAACCAAGTACAGATGAGCCGTTGATCGTTTTAATGTTAACGCCACTGATGAGCTTGTCCTGTATCAGCTTTCTGATCTGTGAAATCATCTTCTAACCGTTACGATATTTTGCTTCCAAATATGTCTGCATGAAGGTGTAGTTCTTTCAGTTAGCGGGTTTGTATACCATCCTCCACGGTACAGCCATACATCTCTTTCAACTGCTTTTCCAATCTCCTCGATCTCTTCCCTTGAGAATAGTTTATTACTTTCGACCATAACCTTACAGAAAGGTCTTGTTCTGTCATCAGGAAGTACAGCAGGACCAGGAATACCCGGCTTTTTCTCATAGCTGTAAAGAACTTCTATCTCTGTGATAACAACAGCTTCACGCTGACCTTTGTCAGTTAGCTCCCAGCCATCAATATATCCGTTCTCCTTTAGCTGAAACAACCTCTTTGAGAGATATACTCCTCCCTTGCCGATAGCCTTCGAGATCGCATCATAGCTCTCGCCATTCTTTATCATTTGAAGGATGTTTCTATCTTCATCTGTGACAGTCATGGCATACCTATCCTTTAGGAATGACTTTTTAAAATCCTCCTCATTATCCTCATCTGTGGAATATTCCCTCGATTCAAGTATGATGAACTCATCTTTGCTCCTCCCTGCCTTCTCAAAAGCATCCAATACAGGGTCCTCATTTGAGAATGCTGCTGGTGCTGTAACCTGTGAAGGGATAACATCCCCCGTAGGTATTGCAGCAAGTGAAGCGAGTGCTCTGATCTCATTGATAGTAAGATTCTCAAGGACCTTCCCTGCAAGTAGTGGACTCATTCCATTGAGAGCTGCACTTGTTCTGTTGGTTTCTTCGATATTCTGCTCAAGGTTCAGGATGTAATCTTTAAAGATCATTCCAAGCTCTTCCTTGTTCAGCTTCTTCCATGCCCAGTTGAAAGCCTCAGAGATGCTGTTCTGCCTATACTTCGCATAGTTCTCCTGAAAGAGCTTGTATGCTATCTCCATCTCTTCCTTACCTCCGAACATTGTCTCCGAAAGAACCCCAAACAAAGCGGGACTGATCACTGAATGAGCTATCATGATCTTGCGAAGAATCTCCTTGTTACTCTCAATGTACCGCTTATCAAGATCATTGCCGTTGAGCTGATGGATATCCGGTGCCTGATCTTTTCCTTCAGCGAATAGGATAGTGATCCCACCCTGTCGATCTCTTTCGGTAGCATCATTCTTGATTCGATTGATTATTTCATCCTCCTCCTGTTGCGTTTCAGGCACTCCATTGTTTAACGCTATCACAGCTCCTCCCTTGTAGCTGTTCACTACCTCGGAATAGGTGAAATAATCCATCTCAATACCTGCCATGATCGATGTGATAGCACCGCTGTAGGTAGGCGTTGGATAGTAGTTCGCTGTAAGTTCTTTCTTTCCGGGAATGATTCTTTGCTTTGGCCTTGTGATAGTATACATAAGTACCTCAGTATCCTCAGAGTTCATCTTCTGAATGTTCTTATACCTCCTGTAGCCTGTCTTCAGTGGGTCCTGCTTAGCTTTGGACCAGTCATCGGACTTCTCATACCATACACCATCTTCTGTTGCCCTGATGAGTTCAATATCGATAGGCTGACAGAACCATTTTCCTGTGACTAAATCCTTCTTAAACAGGACCGCATAAGCATCAGTGATCTCATTATCCCGGCAAATGATCTCGACAACCTCCTGAAGTGTGTAAGGGCTGCGGCCATTGGCCATCTGCTCTTCAGTATTCACCTGAATGCCTCCAGCTGTGATGAATTTTACCTTCTGATTAACGATTCCTGAATGCACAGGGTTATCAGAGTATAGGCCCATCAAAAATTGTGGATACAGGTTATCCGTACCCCAAAAAATAGCCCCTGTTTTTTTGTCTACTTTCTCAGTGGGAGCTGGTAATTTTGCCTCACGGTAAAGCTGTCGAATCATATATCGGTGTATTTGTGTCTGCTTCAAATGATGTATCAGGAGTTGGTTCCGCTTCGATGAGTCTCATCTTGCCATTCTCAACCAATACCCCTGAAGTGAAATCCTTAGAGCCTCCATCAGGCATCTGATAAACTTCGTATAAATAATCCCCAAGGAACTTGAAATCAATATCAACCCCCTCTTCAAGATAAAAAAGATTATACCTCACAGTAGATACGCTCTGATCGGCAAGATAGACCAGGTACTCATAGAAGTCATCCTGATCGAGCACAAACCTGAACAGCCAGTTATTCGGCAGCAGGGGAGTCGATAGCTCCGTTAATGTCAATGCTATCGTGTTGATCTGATCCTTCTTGAGCAGTATCATCCTTCTTCTTTTTTTTAGGTTTGTCCTCTTTGATTAGTCCTATTTTGATGAGTAGTGGCTTATTCGCCTCATTGACCTCGATCATACCCATCTTTGGTACTTTTACAAAATGTGCCATATAGCTACTTTAAAAAAGGGGAGGCTGTTGACCTCCCCCTCTAATTTACAAAAAAGAGTTAAAAGAATTACGGCTCCAATAATGCAGCTACAATAGTCGAGCTGATCTTCGGTGCTTTGTTCTTTTCCTTTCCGTTAAATGTCAAAGTGTTGCCATTCATATCTTCGAATGCAGTACCCGGAGTTCTCTCATCCGTTACCTTCGCTCCATTAGTAGCGAAAAGCAGTTCATAAGTACCGTCATTCAATTTGGCAATCAATGAATGTCTCCCTGTTGCGAGCTCCTCGATCTGAACGATCATCTCATCTGTGTTGCCGTGAAGCAATACAGTTGCAACTTGCTGACGGCCATAAGCACCGGCTGCTCTCTCACCCACAGCAGTGTCGGTGAAAGTGGAAGTTTCCATCTCAACATTCAAAGGATAGGCATATTTTCCAGCTGTAAGCGTTAACGCAGTTACCTCACCGTTAACAACGGTAAAAGTATCTGTATTCGCTGTAGCATAAACGTACCATGTATCAACACCTCCAGCGGAGTCACACACAAGGTCATAACCGGATGTAATTTCACAAGCCATCTTTATCCTTTAGTTTTTTTAAAGGGAGAGCCTAAGCCCTCCCTTATTGTTAATATTATGCCTCAGCAAGTACCAGCTTCACGAAGTACTCAGGGAATACATAAGATACACCTGATCTCCACTTCACTCCGAAGCGTAGCTTCTCGTCAGTGTCATCGTACTTGAACTCAAAACCTTCATAGTCAGATGCAAGATCAGTACCGAAGAACATATAGTTGTAAGGTACAGCATACATCTTCTCAGTTCCATTCAACTGGCTGTACGCTCTCACTCGAGTGTTAGTAGTTGGAAGGATGAAAGAAGGCTCAGTTCCTGCCTCTTCAGAGATCGGGAAGTGATACTTATTATCAGAGAAGTTCTGAGCAATGATCTTACGGAAAGTCTCACGGCCACAGATTATTTCAACAGTTACATCGTTGTCGAACAATACTGAAGGGATAGCTTCGTAAACTTCCAAAGCAATATCCAAAGCGTTCCCAGATGTGATTGAAGTCTGAAGTGTGTTAGCATCAATAAGATCACCGTCATTATCCCACAGCTTCACGAATCCATTGTAGTGAGCAAGATCAGGGTTCAATGATGCAGTGTCACCGTTGAACATCAAATCCTGGTTCTTCTTCGCAGCTTTCTTGATGTAGTATGCTGCCATGATGTCAGCGAAAGGAGCTTCAGTGTCCTGAACATTTGCTCCAGCTGCATTCATCAGCTGTGCCCATGTAGCGTTCAGATCTTCGTTACAGTAATCCTCCTGAATCTTAACTCGCTTAGTAGTCAAAGTTTCGTTAGTAAGGATCACACCTCCTGAAGGAGTCCACCCACAAGAAGTTGCAGCCTGAAGTGCAGGATCAGAAGTCAATACCTTGATCTCTTCAGAACCTTTTACGTTCTCCATGATAGAGATTCGAGAAGTCAAACCGGAAGCATATACAAGATCAGTAAGCATCTGATCTGACTGTGCATCCGTGTACGGAGCAAGCCCTTCAACATCATAGTCGAATCGCTCCTTTACAATTGCGTTTAGTTTTTTCATTGTTTTATTTGTTGTTAAAATTTTACTTTTTCAAAAGGTCACGGTAAGAAGTCGCTACGGATGTAGCTGCCTTTGGAGCTGCACCAAACTTCTCACCTTTGTTGTTTACTTCGATCTCAGCTTTCAAAGATGTGATCTCCTTCTCCATTGCGATGAAACGATCATTGATTTCAGATGTCTGCTTTCGCATAGCATCGGCAACATCCACTTTCATCTCATTGATAGCATTTACTACCAGTGTAGCGACATCATAAGCTGCACCCATCTCTAATCCTGTCTGCTCTGCGATGATCTCAGTAGCTTTCTCCAATGCTTCAGATACTTGCTCAGCAGGGATAGCCTCGAATTCATTCTCTGATTCAACAGCCTCTTCTTCAGGTTCCATCGTTTCAATATCTACTACGGCTGTAATGATGCCGTTGCTGTCCAAAGTGATCACCTTCACTGAACCGTCCTCAAGTGTTAGCTCATGCTCTCCTTCAGGTGCCGGGATACGCTCCCCTTCAAGCTCGATGAATACAGCTGTACCCTCGATAAGATCACCTTCGTAGAACACCGCCACACCTTCAGCTGTAACAGCCTGAGCGAAAACTTCTTTCTTTGGCTCTTCTCCTCTGAAAAGGTCCCAAATACTTTTAGTTTGCTTGTTCATATTTGTTTTAAAATTGATTTTGATTTTCTCAAACCATCCCTCCACTGAGAATCCTCCGAACTGCCCCTGCTTTACCTTCTCCCACAGCGCATCGTCTTCGATGAAGTAACTGCCTATCCATGAGCCATCCTGCAAATGCATAGCTTCAAATGCTTCAGGGATGTTGGGGAGCTTCGGATCACTATTTGATGCGATGTAGCTATCTACTAAAACAGCACCTTTCTGCACCTTCTTAGGGTCATGCATCAGGTTTAGGTTCTGATTGAATCCATTCTTAAAGAATTTCTTCCTTATCAGTTCAATGGTTTCAGCCTTGAAGATCACATAATGATCACCGAGGTCTTTATCCCATCGGTAGATTGGCTGATTAGCTGCAATCATTACACCTGTGACGATACGCTTTTCATCATTGAAAGAATAACGTACTGTGTCAGCATTGAAATAGATCATTCCCTTCATGTGAGCAGGGATATCGACAAAGGAATTGAAGTCAACTCCTGTCTGATCGTTCTCGTTAACACCTATCCAAAAATACTGTGCCATATCTATTAGAGTAAATTGTCAAAATATGTGCATTATTACCCTCCGAACGTAGCCAGAGATGTCACCTTTTGGCTCATGGTCTGCTGTGCTGTGATCTCTGAATCGAGGACATAGACCTTATTCCCTGCCTGAGATCCTGCTCCCGGTAATCCTGCTGTGAGTGTAGTGTTGGCATTCACTTCAGGAGTAGGTACCGATGGCACTCCCTGCGATGGAGCTGGTACTGAAGCCTGTGACCCACCTCCTGAACTGCCGCTGAACTGGGTGATCCCTGTGCAGTCTTATAGGCATTGATAGTACCTTCAATTCCTGCCATTGTTGCGGAGGAGATCTTTGCAGCCTTGTCCACATTGAATGCTATCTTTGCAGACTTTTCATTCTTCTTGCCGAATAGCTCAGTCACATTACTGATAAGGTCAAGAGCATCGAATGCAATCTGCTTCTTTGCTTCAGCTACTTCTTTATCGAGTTGTTTCTTTTTCTCAGCTGCTTCCTCTTCAAGCCTCATTTCTTCATCGAGCTTTGCATGAAGGGCTGCTATCTCTGCATCAAATAATGCTTGTTTCTGCTGAAATTCTTTCGCTAATTGATCAGCAAATTCCTGATCATATTTTGCCTGTGCTGCATCCAGTTCGGCCTGTGTTTGTTTCTGCTCTTCAGCTATTCTCTTTGCTTCTTCTTCTGCCTTCTTTCTATTCTCAGCTGCTTTCTCTCCTTGCTGCCTGTTCAGGTCAATCTGCTCAGTCTTCAGATCGATCACCGCTTCACGTTGTGCCTTCAGTTCTGATGTCCTCGCCTTGAGCTGTTCATTGATAGCTCCGATCTGCTCGTTGCTCTCCTTGTCGATGTTCTTCAGTTCCTCACCGAGCTTGTTAATCTCCTTCATGTGATAGGCCTTCTGTATATCAGTTACAGATCCCGCCCATGCCATGTATTCCTGCCTGATCATCTGAGCAATCTCCAGCTTCGCCTGTTCCTGAGATAGCTTCAACTTCTCCTTCTGAGCATTCAATGCCCTCACAGCTGCTGCATCCTGCTGTATTGCAATCTCAAGTTCCTTGATTTTCTGAGCATTGATGTCCTTCTGCACCTTGATGGCATCCTCACCCATAGCCTTCCTTCGGGCTGCTTCCTGGTCAAGCCTTTTCAGGTTAGCATTCAGGCTCTTGTTCTGCTCTTCGTTGGCCTTTGCAAGGCTCTTGCGATAATCTTCCGCTGCATCACCTTGCTTCTTGAAGGCTGCT